GGTTGGAAAGTATTCTCACCAACTGCACGAACCATTTGTAGTGGAACGTATGGGCAGTAGAAGATACCAGCGTCATATGGTGAAGTTCCCTTATAACCAACAACATAGTACTGTTTAGCAGCGTTGTTAGCAGCATATGGGTCAATATACACTCTGTATCTACCGTTAAGAACACCAGCGAAAGTGTTTCCAGTATCGTCAACTTGTAAGTTGTTGTTAAGAGCAGGAGCGTAATCTAATACACCAGCCATTTGCAATGCAGAAGCAACGTCTGAAGAAGTGATAATCATGTTACCTTTTCCTCTTCTTGTTTCTTGTGCGATTACGTTAGCATCTCTTTCGATTTGGAACATAAGTCCTTTGAACTTCTCAACTGACCATCTACCGTTTGAGTCTGTATCTAAGTCAAAGATACCAGCAGTAGTTGTGTTGATTGAAGCACCTTTCTTAGCAGAGACATAGATTGTTCTAATTACTTCTCTGTTAATTTCAGCAAGGATTTCAGAAGACAGAATATTTGACAATTCTGTTTCTGCATCAAGACCGTGAATTGCCTTTAGGTCTTGTGCAAGTTCCATAGTGTATTCTGCTTTTAATGCTCTTGACTTTGCAGTCACAGTTGACTTCTCGATTGAGAACGCCATTTCTGCGAAAGAGTTAGCAGCTGCATCACCTAATGCCTCACCTTCAGCAGTGGTCATACCACCACCAGTAGTTGAACCGTAGTCTGCACCACCAGTAATATATGTACCAGCAGATGAGTCATTTAAGACAGCAGGGTTAGTACCAGTCATTGCAGTTGAATTCAAGTCACCAGCAGCGTCATCATTTGAGAATCCGACATCTGGTTCGTTGAACAATGCTTCTGAACCACTTGAACTAGTAAATCTTGACTTCATTGCGAAGATAAGACCAGTTGGGCCAGTCATTGGTTGCACAGATGCAACATCATACGCAATCAAGTTAGGCATAGCACGTCTTACTAGCGAAATCAAAATTGGGTCGTAGTTGTTGATAGTACCACCAGTGTTATTAGTAGGTGCGGCTTCTGATAAGAAAGCTGCATCTTCTTTCATTGCTTTTTCTTGGTTTTCCAAGATGATTGAAGTAACGGCTTTTTTGTAGTTGTCCTTAATCTCAGGCAAATCTGGATGATTGAGGACTGGCTGCCACTTCTCTTGTAAGTTTTCTGAATTATACATTTGTTAATCCCCTTTAACTATATTAGTATTATTTATCATAATTTAATTCTTGACATCTTTAAAAGGTTGTGCATTTACATCAGTCATGTAAGGTGCAGACCTCTTAATTGCACTAGTATACGCAGCCATAGCGTCACTTATGTCAATCTCTTGAGTTTCCACTCCACTCTCTTCAGTGAGTTGGGATGGAGTTGACTTAGGGAAATAATTTTCCTTAAGCGTGTTAAGTTTTTCTTCAAAGGATTCCTTATCGGTGAACTCAACATCTTCAACCAAACTAGCAAATTTCTCTGTTTGAGTCTCTGCAAGGTCAGATGAAACTTCTTTGATAACAGACTCACGCACAAGTGAATCTTCAGATTGTTTCTTTTCAGTAAGTTTACCGATTGTATCGTTCAACTTTCCTTCAAGTTCTTCAATCTTCTGTGCTTGTGATTCTAGAATATCATATTTTTCGTCTGGAACATCAATGTAATGTTCTTCAAACAATGCTTTTAGACCAGTAATAAAGTCTTCAGCAATCTCACCTTTGAGTCCTCTTTCAATTGCAAGTTCATTTTCTTTCATCCACTCTGCAACAACGTAGTCAAGGTAACCATCTACCTTTTCTGCAAGTTCAGTTTTGAATGCTTCATGTTCTTCTGCAACCTCTTGAGTTTTCTCAAGTTCGATTCTTTCGACCTCTGGACGAATTTTTGATTTTACAGCAGCTTCAAAGATAGTAGATGCCTTTTGTTTGAACTCTTCAGAAAGGTCTTCACCTTCTACGAGTGCATCAACATCTTCTTTGACTGAAATAGATGCAAGTCTTTTTTCAATCGCCTCTTTTGCTTTTGCAAGACCATCAAGTTCCAACTGTTCTTCAGTTGGTTCATGACCACCTTCCATTGCCTTATATGTAGCGACTAAAGTTTCTTTATTCATTTTCTTCATCATACCATTCATAGATGCTTGAAGTTTCTCTTTAGTCATTTTTTCAGGCTCCATACCTTCTTTATTATGACTTGAGTTTTTCAAGATTTTTACATCTTCTGCCATGACTTTCTCCTCAATACCATGTTTGAATTGAACGTCATACCACTCTACAAATCCGTTATCGTCTGGAATTGCGTGTGACTTTTCGATTGGTTTACCCAATCCCCAGATTGGATGTTCCACAACTGTTGCACAATCATGGTCTTTAGAATGACATAAAGCTCTGATTTCGTCATCAGTATAACCCTCTTTTACAGAGTCAGCTTTTTGGTCACCTTTTTGTGAACTTTTAATAGAAGCGTCTTGTTTGACTTTCTTAGCAGCATCGGCTTTCTTTTCGTCACCCTTAACTACTGGAGCGCCTAAATCCTCAGCATCCTCATCCTCTGAATCCATTTTTTTCATTGGTTCAGCGGCCACTGCACCTTTACCAGCAGCGGAAGAATCCTTTTTCATTTCAGCCTCATTTAAGTCAGCAAGAACTTCTTGTTCAAGTTCTTCTATAGTTTTATCAAGCTCTGACATTTGAGTCTCCTTATTAATATATTAATAATCCTCTTATACTATATTTAGTAATTATAATTTTTTGAGGAATTTTGCGAAAGCGAGTGCTTGGTAATTCGCTTTTCTAGAACGCACATTACGTTCCATTTCATCCTTGATTCGTGCAACTTCTTGTTCTTGTAACAATCCATTGTTCCAAACCCACTCTTTTCCTTCCATAATACCTTCTACAAAAGCATTTGGAGCGGAAGGGTCTGCAACAATATCAGCTGCAGTTGCAAGATAAAAATCGTTTCTAACATAATTAGCACCATTCTTTTGATTTAAACTTCCCATACCTCTTGATGATACACCTAACTTTGCACCTTCGTCCATTAGGTTCTTAACTATCTCACCCATAGGAGTTGATAACACCTTTGCTTCACCGATAAAGTTCTTTCCGTCTG